GAGATAACTCTATATGAAATTAGATCACCAGTTATGAATGAAGTGGCAGAATCAAAGATAATTGTTGAGTACTGATCAGTGAATGAGTTATATCCTTCAAAGTTAGAAGTAGTAACTCCAGTGAGGATACTCTCAACAACTTTAACTTCCATATCATAGGAAGGTAGGGAGTTAGTTGCAACATAGAAGTTACCATCAAACTCTGTTGCATCATAAAGGTTCAGAACATTGGATAGAACAGAGTTCTGACCATACTCAATATCTGTAGTGCTACTCTTTGCATAGTTCTGATTCCTTCTGATATCAAGTGATTGATCTAAAGGGATGCCAAATGAGTCATTGATTGTTATAATACTATTGAGATAGTCAACTGAGGTTACTTTGCGATTAGCAGCGTAGACAAGCTGCGATCCTCTATTAAGAATATCAACAGAGTCACCAGGGGCAATGAAAGCTTTATCTAAGTAGGCAGTATTGATTTGGAAATCAGAACCATTGAGTTCATCTACTTCCATTCTCACTGAAGTGTTATAGATGAAACTATTAGCAATGATCTGTCTCTGTGTAGGCTCACTTCTAGTTACATCAGCAGAGATGATATTCTCACCTAAGGTATCTACAGATATCTTCTCTCCAGGTGTAGTGAATGGGACTTCATCAGGGAACTCAATATCAGAGATAACACCAGTCATACGTAGTGAGACAGTCTCACCAGCATCATTAATACCAAAGATAGTAATATCATCAATGATATCTTCATTAACACCTAGTGTTTTCTCTGTATCACTACATTCAACACCTAGGAACTGATTAACAGTCCTTTCCAAATAAGTAAACTTAGTTCCATCACCAGAGATAAACTCATTGTTATCCCTAAACCCAATAGTAGTATCTACAGTGATTGTGGTGTCACCCTGATTCCATCCCCTCTGTGTTCTTGATCTACCTGGGATGGTGAATAGTTTTCTCTCGTTAGCAATTTCATCATTACTAACAAAGAAGTAGATTCTGTAATATAATTTGTTAGCTCTAGTAAATGTCTCAATCTCTGAGATAGCACCAAACACGTCCTCTGCATCACTCTGATACACCGTCTTACCCTTAAGGGTTATAGGGTTACCACTGACTGGAATAGCAACCGCATAGTCCCTTCTAGAGTACTCTGCTTGGGAAGGTTTGATAAGGAACTGCTCTAGATCAATAACTAGAGGATCTTCACCATATAATACTCTGAATAGAATCTTGAAGGACTCTTCACTACCCTTAGATTGGTAGAAAGATCTTGCTTGGCGAATCCACTGACCAACACTGACGTTACTATTGAACTCTAGGTTCTCAAAACCAGGAGCAAAGGTATACTTGAGTTTGTTATAGAAATTCTTTAGGAAAAGTGTTGATAGATTCTCAACATTGGTTTCTGCAGTATGAGTGGCAGCAGTTGTGGTTTCAAATACAAGTTCAGAAGGATTCTCAGAATCTCTGTAACTAGAAATACCACTGAAACCTCTTACAACTCCAGTGAAGGTGTTTGTGGTGAGACCGGTATAGGTAATAATCTCATCATCAATCTTTAGAAGACCCCATTCATTGGGGAAAGTACTTGTGGTATTGACATGAATAATAGTATCATCAATACTTACATCTTGTGTAAGTTCAAAGGCAGTATAAAGATTCTCACTGCCAAGTGTTGTCAGAGAGAGGTATTGATCTAGGTTTGACGCAAAATCTACAGTACCGCCTTGGTATTCCTGAGATATGTAAAACTGTTTTAGAAAATCGTCGGTGAGTGGAGCTTCACTTAAAATATAATCAGGAAGTTGTGAGGAAACCACATCCTGAATCTTAACTCTCACGTCAATACCTAGCTCAGTACCGATCATGTTTAATACCTATTACCGTGTTAACTTGCCGTTGCCGTAACTGGAGGTTACTTTGAATCCTACACCAGAGATTTGCTCACCACTGGTAATAGTATCCTTAACCATATTTATCTGACTATCAGGAACAGCTAGTGAGACATAAAGGTCCTTTAAACCAATAATATCATTGGATGTTGGGTATGCTTGTACTTCAACAATTCTATTGGGTTTAACAGTAGAACTTATCTGTAAAGTGTTCAACATTATCTCTCCTTTTGTATAATCCACTGTTCCTGCCTTATCAACAACAACAGTATACCGGAAACTACCATTATCATCGGCAATTCCAGTAATTACGGAAATCTTACCCTTCCCTGAGTTATCTACATTCCCATTTGCATCTTTATTTGGGATATCTGTTAAATATACAACATCATTTAACCCAGTAATGCGGAAACCAGTGGTTTTGATGTTTCCACCTGATGCTTTGATGTGAAAACCGTTACCAAAGCACAATTCATACTGTGCAAACTGCCCAATCGCTGCAGATAGGTTTCTACGGATAACAACACGAGTAATATTGGAGGTAACAGCGATACTGGTGTCGTCAATTACCTTCTGCGCCTTCGAATACTTGAATCTACCGCCAAACTTGTTAAGATCAACTGATTTGGAGTAAGTATTGAGTGAACCAATGACTTCTGTCTTCAAAGAGTCGGCAGATGCCACTTTAGTTACGTCATAATAGACATAAGAGTCCAATTCGACGAATAGAATCTTAAGATCCACTAGTTGTTGGTTGATTCCAGCAATTGTATACTGTTTTAACCCCTCTAAGATGTTCTTTTTGTCAAAATCAGAGACTTCGGTGCCATTTACGGGTTTGATACTGATTAGAACGTTACCAAACTGGGGTGGATCGAGTTCTTCACCACCAACAACAGAGACAGACTCCGTATTTGGGTAAATATCCTTAATAATACCCTCATAATCACGAGCGGTAACACTTCTATACTGGGCACCATAGAGTTTAGGTGCATAATACCTTACAGAGTCAACAGATTCAATATTTGCACCATTCCTAGCACCCTCTACAGTGGTTACATTGATGGTATTGGTAGGAATTATCACTCCACCAAGTGAATTAACCACAGAACCCGAATAACTGAACTTAGAAGGTCCATTTCCTGCTAACCCGTCAGTCAAAATGTAACTCGCAACAGGTTGTTGACCCTGAGTCAGTGATTTACCAAAGATTCCATCACCAAATAGGAGTTCATAGTACTCTTTATCAACTTCTGCTAAGAAATATATCTCACTATCCCTATTAACCTTAATAATATTCTCTACTCTGTTCCAAACCTTACCTGGAGTCTGTTCATTTTGATCTTTAACACGCACCACAAGGGTGCTGTAGTCCATATTGGAGTTTGTAATGATAAATCTCTGATCCAGAGACCCATCATAGGTAAAAGAGTTCTGTAAATATGTTCCTTGGTAGACAGTAATGGGATCTTCAGTGGTTCCAAACTGAGCAACCCCATCATTTACTACAGTTGTAATGTCCTCTGGAATGGAGAACACATAGTTTGTGTTATCTTGTGCCCCAACACACACCAAACCCGCCTTCAGGGTGAGCGTAGGAGTATCTGAGGCGGTTGTAATTGTAAATGTGACCTTTGCCTGTGCTGCTTTCTTTGATCTTGGTAGATATCCGATATTTCCAGCAAGAGAAACCACGTTTCTCCTAACGACTGCTGAATCCAAGAAGGATTCATTAACAATCATGTTGGCATTTACTGAGTTGATGTAGGCGTTGTATGCTAAAGTATCAATTAGCACAGAAAAGTTAGAACCATCGAAGTCAAACCCAGTGAAATCTGAGTTTGCTCTTAGATAATCCTTAATAGACGCCTTAATCTGGTCGTAATCTAGGTTAGTGAACTTAGTAAATGCCATTACCTAGTTGCCTCTAAGATGAATGTGAATGTTTGGGAAGGAAATGGTTGTCCTATGATTTCATAATTAACAGTAACCTCGAATTCATTAGTATCAGGTCTCGGATCTACCGATACTTTTACGTTATTAACTCTTGGTTCGTAGTTATTAATGGAAGTTAGGATCTGATCCTCAATTAATGCGGAACTACCAAAGTCAACTAACTCAAAAAGCATTGATCTAACGTCAGAACCAAAGTTAGGATTGAAAAACTTCTCACCAGGAATGGTTTCGACGATATTCTGTACAGATTTGTTGATCGCTCTCTCATTTTTGAGCACAGAAATGTCTCCCGTAACCGGATGAGGTTTGAACGAGAGACTAATGTCCTTAAATGCCCTAGAAATACGTGTGACTTCTGCCATTATTGTTGCGTATTTAGTTGTATTTAGTGTATTATCAGGAAGTTGCCTTTGTCTGACAAGAACATGACGGACATCTCTTCGCCATTTCCTTCTTTTTCTTCAACGCCCACTCAAGAGCACCATAATCGGTGACTAAAAGAACTCCTTCTGAACGATCTACTGGTCTTCCCATAGTACTATAGTCCTAAAAACAACAGTTATAGAACTTTTAAGGGGGTTTCTATCCCCTGATACTTTATTTACTTGATGTAGAACCCAACTCTTTCGTAATCTGGACTCTTGACATATGTATAACCATCCGGTGGATCTATTCTATCACCTTTCCACACTGGAATAGCTTCTTCATTACCCCAAACAAAGTCAGGGTTACCCCTAACATGGGCTTCAATCATATTTCCACCAATGCATTCAATGTTAATAGTAGTATAGTTCCTCCATACATCCCCTAATACTTCTGGGAATGGTACTTCTCTATCAACTTTAGTCCACTTCTTCCATCTAGAGCACTCAGAGACATGTTTCTTATCCTCTGGGTATCCCTTGACAGTTAATATCTGATGTCTTTTATGATAATCTATACTAATATGTTCCCCTACAAAGAACTCAGACCAAAACTCACCTGGTATTCCAAAGTTTTCTGTCTTATCTTCAGGAGTTAACCATATCTTTCTTGAGTTCCTTCCCATACCAAGGAAGTTTATAGCAGGCTTAAGGATATACCAACCAGGAAAGGGTACTGGTGCCCCTAGAGGTCCACAGATATACTCCAACTTACGACAAAGTTGTAGTTTGTTATACACCCACATGTCATCTGGATGTACATTCAAAAACTCATGCAGCACTTCCATAAAGAAATAGCATTAAAAAACCACCCCTAGTATTTAGAGGTGGTTGGATATCTTATCTACCCTGACCTTTGTATCTCTTCTTACGAGAGTTTCGTGAGGTAGCACTCATCTTAGTGTTTGCTGAACGACCTTGAGAGGTTCTCTTAGGTCTTGCTGTATCATGCTGTGTAGTCTTTCCGTACATTAGTTCTCCTTAGTATACATTGTGTGAGAGATGGTGTCAGGATGGGGGAACCCACATTCATAATAGTTGGAAGAGAAGATCTCCATAAGATCTAGAAACTCCTCTTCACATACTCCCTTATGAATAACCTGACCTTCTATGATTATATCATACAAGTGGTCCATTAGATGTACTCCTTTCCAGTTAC